GGCCGCTGCTCTTTTCGGTCAGGTGTTCTTCGATGGGGGTCTTCCTCCGCCTGCGCCTTGCCCGGGCCTGCCTGCGTGCCACTTTTCCCATTCGGCGCGTCTGGACGGCAACCACCCCGGGGTCTGTTCTATCTCGGCGTCAGGCTCGGGGCAGTTGTCGTACCGGTTCCGCCATTTGGACACGGTGGCTGCGGTGACTCCGAACCAGGCACCGATGCTGGTGACGCCGAGGTAGTGGGTGGTCAACGCCAGTTCCCGACCAGTGGGGTGTAGGTGGCCAGGCCGTCGGCGCCTGGGTTGGTGACGGCGTAGACGTTGTCGCCGTGGACGGCCAGGGCGTCGGGGGTCCGCCGCGGGGTGGGGATGGTCGGCCGGTAGACGGGGGTGGTCGGGGTGGTGGCCTTCGTCCGGGCTTCGGCGCGGGCTTGGGCCGCACGTTCGGACAGGGAGGGCATCGCCTCGATCTCGGCCAGGAATGAGGCGATGAACTCCATACCCTCGGGGCTGCTGTACATCGCATGTCTCCTTACGTCGTCTTCGTTGTTGTCGATGTTAGGCGTGTCGAGACGGCATGTCAACAACTACGGCGAAGTTATTACGGCGTGAACGCCGACCATGCGACCATGCCCCTGACGCAGGGAGGTGATGCCATGGCTGGGCTGTCACCGTTCGAGGTGGCCGCACGCCGGTTCGAACGGCGCGCCGACCCGTCGGTGGACCTGGAACTGTGGAACATGATCCGCGCGGCGAAGGGACTCCCGGCCCAGACGTTGGCCGAAGCCGAAGCCGACGTGCGGGCCTGCATCGACTCCGGCCAGTACGCCCAAGCCCTCACACGACTGGAACAGGGCTAGCCCAGGGATAACACCACCGGGTCACCGATCTGGGCCCTGGTGAACCGCACCTGCCCGCGGGTGTCGTTGCCGACGTGCACCGCGTAGAACTTCTGCCCACCATCGACACCGGTCACGGTGAACGTGAACTCGCACCGGCCGGAGATCCACGGGTCCGCCGAGTCCGGTTGCGTCGAGTGCATTCGGCCCGCCGAGAGTGTCCCGAACCCCAGGGTGTCCCCGGATGGTCCGGTGACCGTCACCTGCGAGCCCTGATGTACGTCGTCGTACCCGGCGGCGGATTGGCAGCGGTCACCCTCGGATGGGTTGTCCACTGTCACATCCGGCGGCAACATTTTCACGGTCACCACACCGGTGATCGTGGTGTCACCTCCGCCGCATCCGGCGGCGGGCAAGCAGCAGGTGACAGCGGCGAGTAACGCGGCGGTGCGGGAGTACACGGGATCCCCCAGAGATGTCGGTGCCGGCGTCTACTCCGACGCCGGGTTTCCTTCGAAGTGTCCGACCGGCCGAACCCGCGGTCAAGACAGGTTGGCGTGAACACCGCCCATGTCATCATGCGCGGCGTATCGACCCGGACAGGACAGATCGAGGCGCGCATGGCAGAAGAAGACCCGCCGGCGTTGACCGACGCCATCAACGGGGTGTTGCAAGACCACATCGACGGGATGGTGACCGGGTTTTGCCTGGTGGCCGAGTACATCGACGCTGACGGCCATGACGCTGTGGTGTGGGAGTTCGCCGAGGGTCAGAAGCAGTCCACGACGCTGGGCCTGTTGTCGTGGGCGCGGGGTGTCGCCGAGTACGAGCAACGCCGGTACCTCGACCAGATCACCGGCGGTGAGTGATGGTGGATCTGAACTTGGGGTGCGGGGACCACTACGCCCCCGGCTGGGTCAACGTCGACCTGCCCGACACACCCAACCCCCACGACGTGGACTGTGACCTGCGCGGCCCGCTGCCCTGGCAGCCCAGCACGGTCNTGGCACGGTCGACCGCCTGTACCTGGGTCACGTCCTCGAACACCTCACCCTGGTAGACGCCGGCGACCTGCTGGCCCGGCTGCGCCCGTTGATGGTCCCGGCCGGACAGGTGATGGTCGTCGGCCCGGACTGCGTGCGCGCGCAGGCGATGGTGCGGGCCGGGGAGTTGGACACTCACGCCCTTGACTTGGTGCGGCACGGTGGCGGCCGGTGGGTCGGGGATGAACACCGGTGGGAATGCGAACCCGGCACCATCCGGTCGTTGTTGGCCGGCGCGGGATGGTCACAGGTCACCGAGGTCCCCATCGTCGATGTGCCCGACGTGTGGCCCGTGGTGTCCCGGATCGGGTGGCAGTGCGCGGTAGGTGCGGTGGCGTGACCGCACCAGTGGTGGCCGACGCCGAGTCGTGGACCCTCGACGGGTACCTGGCACGGCTGGATCCACGTGTCCTCGGCACGACCGATGGGCGCAGGGCCGCCACCCGACACGACCCGCTGCTGTTCGCGCTGGTGTACCTGCGTCACCACCTGCGCGACGGGCAGGGCCGGATCACGTTCTCCGACTTCCACATCGACGCCTACCGGCGGGCGCGGGAGTGGACACGGCCGAGCACGGAGCCGGCCACCGAGCGGGACGCGTACGTCGCCCCTCGCGAGTCTGGAAAGTCCACAGTGTACTTTTTGACGCTTCCGCTGTGGGCCGCCGCGCACGGGCACCGCCGGTTCATCGCCGCGTTCTCCGACAGCGCCAACCAGGCCGAGGGACACCTGCGTACCTTCAAGGCCGAGCTCGACGGCAACGACCTCCTGCGCCACGACTTTCCCGACCTGTGCACCCCGAGTCGACGGCGAAGCGGCCAGCAGGTTGCCGACAACCAAGGCATGCTCCACTCCAAGTCCGGGTTCACGTTCGCCGCCCGCGGTGTCGGCGCCGGTGTCCTCGGTTTGAAGGTAGGGGCGACCCGCCCGGACCTGATCGTCCTGGACGACATCGAGCCCGGTGAGGAGAACTACTCGCCCTACCAGGCCGGGCAGCGGTTGAAGACGTTGCAGGACGTCATCCTGCCGTTGAACATCTACGCCCGCGTGGTCCTGGTGGGCACGGTCACGATGGCCGGGAGCATCGTGCACCAGCTCGTCCAGTCGCTGGAGGCCGACGAACCGGCGGAGCCGTGGGTGCGGGACGAACAGTTCCGGGTGCACCACTACCAGCCGATCATCGTCGCCGACGACGGCACAGAGCGGTCGATGTGGGAAGCGAAGTGGCCCATCGCCTGGCTGCTGTCGATCCGCCACACCCGGTCGTACGCCAAGAACATGGCCAACGACCCCCGCGGATCCGACGGGGACTACTGGACGTCGGAGGACATCACCTACGGCCGACCGGCCGGGGTGGCCCGGTGGCTGCTGAGCGTCGACCCGAAAGTGTCCACGAAGAAGTCGTCGGACTTCGTGGGCTTGGCCGTGGTCGGGTTCTCCCCGTCCGAGCGGCGGTGTGTGGTCGAGCATGCCGAACAGGTCCGGTTCATCGACGAGGCGCTGCGTACCTACGTGCTGCGGATCCTGGAACGGTTCCCGCAGGTCCGGCTGCTGCTGATCGAGGACAACCAGGGCGGGGAGTTGTGGTATCGGGTGTTCCACGACATGCCCGTGCGGATCAAACTGGTGCACCAGTCCGAGCCGAAAGAAGTCCGCGCCGGCAAAACGTTGGCCCACTACCAGGCCCGGCCCGTTCCGCGTGTCGTGCACGACCATGAGATGCCCGCGGTCGAGGCGCAGATGGTCGGGTTTCCTGCCGCGCCGCACGACGACATGGTCGACGCCATCGGTACCGGGGTGCTGGCGTTCCTCGAACCGAAGAAGACCCGCAGCAGAGCAGGCGTGACCTATGTGGACATCTGAGGAGTGGCGGCATGTCTGACCTGACCGACGGCCTGGACGCCCTGACCGAGAGCCGGTCCGACTACGAGAAAGCCCAGCGGTACTACAGGGGTGCGATCCCCGAGGTGTTCGCGTCCCCTCGTATGCGTGCCCTACTGAAGCGGTCCGGGATCTCCTACAAGGTCAACTTCTGCAAGCTGCCCGTCAAAGTGCTGGCGAACCGGCTACGGATCGCCGCGGTCACCGCGTCCACACCGGATGCGCAGACCGTCCTCGACCGCATGTGGAAAGCCAACCGGATGAACCTGAAAACGAAGGTCATCCACCCCAAGGTCGGGATGTTCGGTGACGGGTACCTGACGGTGTGGCCGAACAGGTCGAACACCGAGGTCGACATTCGGTTCAACAGCCCGCTGACCACCCGGATGATCTACGACCCCGAAGATGAGGACACGCCGCTGTACGTGGTGAGACAGTGGGTCGTCAACGACGATTTCTGGCGGTCGGTGCTGGCCTACGACGGGCACACCGAACGGTACGCCTCCACCGACAAGGGCAAGACGTGGAAGCCCTACGTCGACCCGATTGACGGGTTAGCGGAGTTCGACCACGACTTCGGTCTGCCGTTCTACCACCTGCGCACGGGCATGCCCTACGGCGAACCTGACCATGTTGACGCGTTCGGCATCCAGGACGCCATCAACAAGCTGGTGACCGTCCAGATGGGAAACGTCGACTTCTACGGGTTCCCGCAACGCGCCGCTCTGTTGGACATGCAGCAGTCCGACGAGATGGACCGCGAAGACCTGTGGGAAGACGAAACCCCAGGCGCGGGCGAGGACACCGACGGGCAGGCCGCGACTATCGCGTCGTCACCGGAGAAGATGTGGCTACTCAACAACGTCCGGCAGTTGGTGCAACTACCCGGGGCGGACCCGACGGTGTTCATCGCCCCGTTCCTGCTGTTCGTGCGGGCGATGGCTCAGGTCACCGAAACCCCGGTGCGGCACCTGGACCCGCAGGGCGACGTGCCGTCGGGGGAGTCGCAGCGGGCCAGTGACGCGCCGCTGACCATGCGGGTGGAAGACCGGCAGGAGATGCTGGCCGCCACCTACGAGGACGCGTTGACCGGGGCGTTGCGCATGTCCGCATCGCTGGAAGGCGG